CCGCTGTGGTTGTGGATGACGCTGTGACCCCGGTCAATGCTATGGCGAAGCTGTACATGACCTGTGTTGTCCAGTAAATCCCCGGCCCCAATAAACAAGAAAGGATGATGAAATCATGGCAAAGGCCGCTTTGATGCGGGCGCAGGACGCTATTTCCGCGAAACTGGCCCAATGCTTTGTCACCATCGAAGGCAAGAGGTACAATTTCATGCAGATGATTGACTTCGAAGCCAACATGGAAAAGAACAAGCAGGAAGTTCCCATTCTGGGACAGACGGGTTCCGGCAACAAGTCCGCTGGCTGGAAAGGCACGTTCAAGGGAACGGCCCATTACAATCAGTCCATCATGCGCAATCTGCTTTTGCGCTACAAGAAAACGGGCGAAGATATTTACTTCGAAATTCAGGTCACCAACAATGACCCGATTTCGGCGGCTGGCAAACAGACCGTGATTCTGACCGGGTGCAATCTGGACGGCGGCATTCTGACCAAGTTTGACGCTGACGGTGAATATCTGGACGAGGATATTGAAGGCACCTTTGAGGATTGGTCTATGCCCACCAAATTCAAGAACCTGCCCGGCATGGTTTAATCCTGCGAACCCTACCAACCGCCCCCGTTTTGTGCGGGGGCGGTTATATGAACGTTATATAAGGAAAGGCGGTATAATTCATGTCTAATCTGTCCCTGTTTCTGAAAAAGAACAAGAAAGTTCGCGCCAATGCGTTTTATCCGGCCACGAAGTCCCTTCTGGACGAAAACGGCGAACCCGTGAAGTGGGAAATTCGCCCGCTGACCACGGCAGAGGATGAAGCGATTCGTGAGGAATGCACCTATGACGCGCCTGTTCCCGGCAAGAAGGGTCAGTTCCGCACGAAGATTGACGTAAACGCCTACCTGAATAAGCAGATGTGCGCGGCAATCGTGTTCCCTGATCTGGACAATGCCGAATTGCAAGATTCCTATGAGGTCAAGACCCCGGAAGATTTGCTGAAGGCTCTGGTGGATGACCCGTCCGAATACGCTGACCTTCGGACGTTCATTCAGGAACTTTCCGGGTTTGATGCTGACATGACCGATGAGGTTGAGGAAGCAAAAAACTGATTGACGGCGGGGACGCTGAAGCGAATTATGCTTACTATTGTTTGCACAAATTCCACATGCGCCCCGCCGAATATATTTCCCTTGATCGGCAGGAAAAAGCGTTCATCATTGCCTGTATAGACACGAAAATTGCCCAAGAAGAAAAGACCTTGAAAAAGGCCAAACGGAAAGGACGGTGAGAATTTGGCAACTATCAGTTCGACCCTGACGCTGGTTGACAACATGACGAACAAGTTGAATACCATCAGGGATGCCGTGGGCGAAGTGGAAAGCAATCTGCAAGCTATCAGCGGCAATCAAAGTGATCTTGACAAATTTTCATGGTCAACGTTTCTTTCCAACGCTGAAGCGGCGGGAAAGAAAATGGAAAAAATCGGCAAGCAAATGTCCCTTGCCATTACTGGCCCGTTGGTTCTGTTGGGTAAAAAGATGTATGGCAATGCCGTTGACTATGAATCGGCCTTCGCGGGCGTGAAAAAGACAACGGACGCAACCGAAGAAGAATATGCCGCCCTGTATAGTGACCTTCTGGAAATTTCCGAACGCAGCCCCACGGGGTTTGTTGAAGGCGCTGGAATCATGGAAATGGCGGGTCAGTTAGGTGTTGCAAAAGACCAACTGACGGGATTCACCGAAGCCTATATTGGTTTGCAGGAATCCACCAACATTCAGGGTGAATCCGGCGCGGCTGATCTGGCCCGTTTCCTGAACGTCACCGAAAAGACCACGGCCAATGTTGACCGGGTGGGCGGCGTTATCGTTGGTTTGGGTAACAACTTCGCCACAACCGAAGCTGAAATCCTTTCAATGGCAACGCGCATGGGCGCAACGGCTGATCTGGCCGGATTCAGCGCCCCGGAAATCCTTGCTTTTTCTGCCGCCCTTTCCGCTGTGGGTATCAATGCCGAAGCGGGCGGTTCTGCCGCTGGAAAGCTGATGAAACGAATGCAGCTTGCGGCAGAAGTGGGCGGTCAGGCGCAGGAAAGACTTGCGGCGGCTGGTTATGAGTATTCCAGCGGCCTTGATTTTTCCAATGCCCTTGCCGCCATGAAAAAGGAAGATTTGGTGGGCATTGCTGATGATCTGGGCATTACCACCGATGCGGTGAATGAACTTGCGTCAAGCTGGTTGGCCCTTGATCAGTTTTCGGAAGTCATGGGTCTTGATCAAGCCGGGTTTATGAAATCGTGGGATGAAGGCGCGGCAACGTCTATGTTGCGGTTCTTCCAAGGTCTGGGCAATCTTGACCCTGAATCGGGAAATTCTGTTCTGGCGCAGCTTGCCGAAATGGACTTGACCGAAATTCGACTTTCCAATCTGGTTGCGGCCATGTCCGGCAACAGCGCATTGTTCGAAGCGGCCCTTGAAGAAGCCTATCGTCAATATAACCTTGACCCGGCAACTAACGCAATGGCTGAAGAGGTTGCCAAACGCTATGCCACACAGGAAAGTCAAAATGAAATGCTGGGCAATAAACTTGATAATACAATGGCCGATTTCGGTCAGAATCTTGTTGATGCCCTGAACCCCGCCCTTGACGTGGTGAATCAAATTCTTGAAAAGTTCAACAGCCTTTCCGAAGTTGATCAAACCCACATCATTGAATTGTTGGGGGCGCTTGCTATTACTGGCCCTGTTCTTGCTGGGGTGGGCAAGACCGTTGAAGCGGTCACGTCCATTGCAAAGGGTATTCAGAAATTGAAGAACGTCAATCCTGAAAGGATTGGTAAAGTGCTGGGCGCTGTGACGAACTTTGCCCTGAATACCCCGGTTGGCAATTTCCTTCTGATTGCGGGTGCTGTGGCCGGAATCGCGGCGGCGCTTGAATCTATTCCCACGGATGCAGAACAGATTTGGGCAAGCCTGAAAGACATTCAAATCACGGTTGACGAAGAATCCGTGAATGAAACCCTTGCGGCGATTCAGAAAGTCAAGGAAGCGGCTGACCAACTGAAAAGCCCCGAAATTTCCGCTGAATATGAAAACACATCTTCGGCGGTTGCGCTGGGCTATGGTACAAATACCATGTATGGTTCGGCGCTGGGCTATGAAGCGAACAAGGCGAACGCTGATATTGACGCGACGATTGCCGATTATTCGGGCAAGTTGCGGGAGATTGAAAGCAAAATCGCCAATGCCACAACCGATGCCGAACGTTCTGAATATTTCGGTCAGTATCAGGTCATGGAAGCGGCCATGAATGAAGAGGTTGCAACCAAACGGGCCTTGTATTCTGAAAAGGTTTCTGAACTGTTCAACGGCATGGCGGCACAATACCCCGAAGCAAAGGCCGCTATGGAAAAGGCAAGTGAACAATATGATTTGCTTGCCGGAATGGAATTCCTGAATAATTTTGGTTCGTTCATGCCGGAAGATTTGGATGCCTACGGACGAATGACGGCTGAACAGCAACAGGCAATGGAAGATGCCTATTATGCGCCTTATCGGGAAATGCAAGATCAGGTTCTTCGTGGCTTGATTGATCAGGGTTATTTGGATAAAACCTATGAAGAAGCGGCGGCGCAGCTTGCCAACGGTACACCTTGGATGACCATGATTAACGGCCTTGAAAAACAGGTCATGGACGATTTGACCGGGAACGTTCAGACGATTTCTGACAACCCCGTTCTTGCCGGATTCCTGCAATCCATCATTTCAGACGAATCGGTTCTTCAGAACCTTGATTTTACGTCCCTGAACGGTGCATTAGACGGAATTGTTGAAGCGCTGGATTTCAAAAACGCTTTTGATCAGGCAGCAAAGAACGGCAACGTCAATGAATTCGGTTCATATCTGGTTCAAGGCTTGGCTGACGGCGTGACGGCCAACGCTGGCCTGATCGAACCCCCGTTCACCACGGTTGCGGCCAATGCCCTTGCCGCCCTGCAAGCGGCCTTCGGCATTGCGTCCCCGTCAACCCTGATGATGGCGCAGGGCATTTTCATTCCGCAAGGCTTGGCCTTGGGTATCACCAACGGAAGCGGAACCGTGGTTGCGGCTATGGTTTCGGTTTCCAACGCCACACTTGCGGCGGCGCGTGGAATTCTGAATCAGGCGGCGGGTTCTTCTATCGGTTACAACGTGGCCGCTGGTATTGCGGCGGGTATTCGTTCGGGTTCCGGCATGGCG